TTTAACTGAGTGGGTGAGAGAGAATTGGCAATGGATACAACTAAGAACAAGAATAAAAGAACCGAAAGATTTTACAAAAAATTTATTAGGAGCATTCAGAAAAGGATATTCATATGGAAAAATAAAAAGAGCATAAGTACGAGAACCACTCATAAGGAAGAGTTAGAGTATATTGGAATTGTACTTGTAGAACTTATGAAGTTTGGAGTACAAGGGATAGAAAAATTTTTCCGGAGGGGAAAAATTTTCAAAGGTTGATATATAATTGGAAAAGAATAAACTGAGAGGAGATGTTAGAAGTCACAGAGAAAGAGAAGGAACTTCTAATCGAGTGCATTCAATATCGATTAGAGACAGACAAGACACTAAATTCAAATGAGGTGATAAGAGAGGAGCTGGAAGAGTTACTCTTTAAGGTAGAAGAATCTGATGAATACGTATAACATAGAAGTCAATGGTGTAACAATCGTTGAGAGAATAAATCCAGAAGATTTAGATGGGATGTTAAATCAGGTGAGAGGACTCGTTTGGACTTCTGGTGGAAAGAATGAGGATATCAAAGTAATTCTAAATAATCAAGAAGACCCATTGCAATGATTGATTTGTAGTGGTATAATGTAAACGTCGAAATTAATTTTTTATGGCTAAAGGATTTACGATTAAAGCAAATGCTCCTGCAAAGACAAACAATTCAGTAGATGAATTTGATATTGTAGCAGCAAGAGAAATGATTCGAGGGAAGTCAATTGTTTTTTGTCTTCCAGGAAGAGGAGTATCATATACATATTTGAAAAATTTCGTTCAATTGTGTTTTGATTTAGTGCAAGCAGGTGCAAGTATTCAGATTTCTCAAGACTATAGTTCGATGGTGAACTTTGCACGATGTAAAGTACTTGGAGCAAATGTTCTCAGAGGACCAAAGCAAGTACCTTGGGATGGTAAACTTGCATATGATTATCAACTCTGGATTGACAGTGATATTGTCTTTGATACTGAGAAGTTCTATCGTCTGGTAGCAATGGACCAAGATATTGCTGCTGGTTGGTATTGCACTGAAGATGGTCACACCACATCCGTTGCACATTGGCTTGAAGAAGATGACTTTAAGAACAATGGTGGAGTGATGAATCATGAAACTTTAGAGACGATGAAAAACCGTCGCAAACCATTTACAGTTGATTATACTGGATTTGGTTGGGTATTGATTAAGAAAGGAGTCTTTGAGAATCTTGAATATCCTTGGTTTGCACCTAAGATGCAAGTCTTTGATTCTGGAGAAGTTCAAGATATGTGTGGAGAGGATGTTTCATTCTGTCTTGATGCAAAAGAGGCAGGTTATGAGATATGGTGCGATCCTAAGATTCGTGTCGGACACGAGAAGACTAGAATCATCTGAGTCCCCTTTAGAGTCGTCTTCTTGACGTTCTATGATATTCTTGGTATGATGCCCTTATGGAGATTTCAAGGTCTTCTAAGGGCATTTTAAATCCCGAAAAAACCGTTTAAAAAACCGTTAAGAGAAAACCAACTAGGAGATTATTACAATGGCAGTGAAAAAGAGTGCAAAAGGTGGTGCTAAAGTTGAATCAAAGCCCAAGCTGACTCTTCAAGGTGCAGGTCGGAATACTAAATATAGTGCAACGAGTCGTAATAAGGCACGTAAAAAGTATCGAGGTCAAGGAAAAGGATGATGGAAGAAGACCAAAAGACAATAGAAGAAACCACTTCTACTTCTACACCAAAGGTTTTTGGTTGGGTTGCTGGAAAACCAGCACATTTACAAGAGCATCCAGACAATAAAAAAGAGAATAAGTAAAATGTATCATCTAGAAGTTGATGATGAATGGGATGCAATTCATTATGAAGACTTGTGGATATACAATAAATTACAATTAAGTCGGGTTTTAGGGTATAAATGTGGTCCAATTGGATCTACAGTCCCTAAACCCGACTTTTATATTGTAAGACCTGCGATAAATTTCCTTGGTATGGGTCGATTTGCTGAAATTATATGGATAGAAAAAGACACAGAGCACTTTCATCCATCTAATTTTTGGTGTGAAGTGTTCAAAGGAGAGCATTTGAGTATTGATTACTATCATCAAGAACCAAAATTAGTAGTAAAAGGCACTAAAGATGAGAATGACCCCTTATATAAGTGGCAAAAATGGGAAAAAATTGATAAGACGATTGAATTCCCTTCAATTTTAGAAAATTTGAAGGGAAATTATGATTGGATTAACTGTGAATTTATTGATGGAAACCTAATTGAGGTTCACACAAGACAAAATCCTAATTTTAGATACGGAAATACAGTTGCAATTCCTGTATGGGAAGATGATAGACAAAAAAATGACTCAAAATTAAGTTATATAGAGGATTCTGGTTATCTAAGAAAGGGATTTTATCTAAAATAAATAGTTTTTCGGAGAAAATAGGAGGATTTTGTGAGTTGGAGAGATTTTCAATGGGGAATCACCTCCTATTGGAGGTATATGGAGTAGAATTTTCTTTACTCAATGATGCAGCAACTCTTGAAGGAGTAATGAAGGAAGGCATTGAACGTGCCGGAATGACCATTTTAAACACCTTTCAGCACTGTTTTTACCCACAAGGGTGTACAATAGTCATAGCATTGTCAGAGAGTCACGTATCGTGCCATACTTGGCCAGAAAATGGGTGTGTTGCCATTGATGTTTATACTTGCGGACCAGGAAATCCAAAATTAATAGCACTAGAACTCCTAAAATATCTAAATTCGGACAATTATAACCTTAGATACTTGTATCGTTAAATATCAGTAGGGGAGATAGCAACCTCCTACAAAAAAAAGTTCTGTTTTTACCAAAAAACAGGAGCTAAAATGTCCAATTTACCCGTTGATAGAGATCAGAACTATATGTATGAGATGTGGGGAACTAAGAAATTAGTTACCGACTATGAAAAACCAAATATTTCGAGGCATAATTTGAAAAGACAAACAGAATTGCACGAAAAAATTAGAAATGACGAAGATTATGATGATTGGGAATATGGAACAGAACCAAGTTACGGAAAAATAGTCTGAAAAGTCTTATAGATATATAAAATACCTTTTTATTTTAATGGCAGTAAGGATTTCAAGAGCATTTAGAGACATTAGTTTGTCTTTTGCTAGGCATCCTGTGACGAATGATATTTTACCAATTAGGAATGAAGATGCAATTAAAAAATCTGTCACTAATTTAGTTAAAACTGTTATTGGTGAGAGATTTTTTAATTCTTTGATTGGATCATCAATTAATGATTCATTATTTGAACTTAATACGATTGGAATTTCTATTGTATTGGAAGATGAAATTAAAACACTACTTAACAACTTTGAACCAAGAATAAAAGTTAAGGAAATTAATGTTAGTGATGATCCTGATTTATATGAATTAAATATAAATATCGTCTATGATATTGTTGGTGAAGGGTTTCCAAGACAAAATATAGAGTTTATCTTACAACCAACTAGAGTATAATGGCAATAAATCAATTCACTAATCTAGATTTTGGGGATATTAGATCTCAAATAAAAGATTATTTAAGAACAAATACAGAATTCACTGACTTTGACTATGAAGGTTCAAATTTTTCTGTATTAATTGATATTCTTGCCTATAACTCTTATATAACTGCCTATAACACCAATATGGCAGTTAATGAATCTTTTCTTGATAGTGCAACTTTAAGAGAAAATGTAGTTTCACTTGCAAGGAATATTGGTTATGTTCCTAGATCTAAAAGAGCATCTAGAGCACAAATTAGTTTTACAGTTGACACTGAAGGATTTTTAGATGTAAAATCAGTAACATTAAGATCTGGTGTCGTTTGCTTAGGAAATTTAGAAACAGGAAATTTTGTATTTTCAATACCAGAAGATATTACAGTACCTGTAGATAATCAGGGGATTGCTAGATTCAATAACATTTCAATTTACGAAGGAAGATTCCTAACAAAAAGTTTTATCGTAGATAATAATCAACCAAATCAAAAGTTTATCATTCCAAATGCTGATGTAGATACTGAGTTGATAAGAGTTTTTGTTACTGATGTAACCAATGAAGAATATGCAAAGTTTGATAATATATTAAATGTCAATAAAAATTCTAAGATTTTCTTAGTTCAAGAAGTAGAGGACGAGAAATATCAGATTTTATTTGGAGATAATATATTTGGAAGAAGACCTATATCAGGAAGTTCTGTTTATGTAAGTTATATTACTACAAATGGCAAGCAAGCAAATGGATCTGCTAACTTTACATTTAGTGGAATTTTAGTTGATAATAACAGTAATAAGATTACAAATGGTATTTCATTAATTACAACAAACATTCCATCAGAAAATGGAGATGATATTGAAAAAATAGACTCCATTAAATATATTGCACCTAGAGTATATTCATCGCAATTTAGGGCAGTTACTGCAAATGATTATAAAGGATTGATTCCAGCAATATTTCCAAATGTAGAATCTGTAACTGCTTATGGTGGTGATGAATTGGAACCACCACAATATGGTAAAGTTTTTATATCAATTAAACCAAGAAATGGTAAATTTATTTCCAAAATTACCAAGGAAGAAATTAAAAATAAATTAAAACAATATACAATTGCTGGTATTAAACCAGAAATCGTTGACCTAAAATATCTTTTTGTTGAAATTAATACAAGTGTTTATTATGATAGAAGTGCAGTATCTGAAATTGAAAACTTAAAGAAAAAGGTCATTGAAACAATAACTCAGTATGGAACATCTTATGACCTTAATAATTTTGGAGGAAGATTTAAATATAGTAAATTATCTTCACTAATTGATAATGTAAGTACTTCAGTTACTTCTAATATTACAAAAATAAAGATGAGGAGAGATCTCCAACCAGAACTTAATAAATTTGCAACATATGAATTATGTTTTGGTAATGCGTTTCACATAAAGAGAAATAATTTATTAGATAATCGTGGTTATAATATCAAATCAACTGGTTTTAGTATTTTAAATGTTGATGGAACTGTTTATTTGAGTGATGTTCCTATTGACGAGAAGAAAGGAACAATTTTCTTCTTTGTTTTAAAAGATAACTTACCTTTTATTATAAAAAATAATGCAGGTGTCGTACATTATGATAAAGGTGAAATTTTATTAGATGTTGTGAATATTACCTCAACAGAGTCAACAAATGGAATAGAAGTGCAAGCAATTCCAGAGTCAAATGATGTTATCGCATTAAAGGATATATATTTAGATCTAAGTATTAGTAACTTAGTTGTAAATATGGTTGAAGATAAAATTACTTCAGGCGAAAACACTTCTGCAACAGAATATATTGTAACATCAAGTTATTCAAACGGAGATTATATTAGATAAAATGTCAGAAATTAAGAGAGTCAGAATCCAAAATATCATTGAATCCCAGATTCCAGAATTTTTAAATACGGAATCACCATTATTTAAAGAATTTTTAGATAGGTACTATGTATCTCAAGAGCATCCAACTGGAATAACAGATCTGGGTGTAAATATAGATTCACTTAAAAATATATCTACATATGATAATGAAACTTTCTTTTCTGCATTTTATCCTAGTATTTTAACAGAAAAGGTATTAGCATTTGATGATGTAATAAATGTTTCCCACACAGTGGGATTCCCAAGTAAGTATGGGTTAATTAAGATTGATGATGAAATTATATTTTATACAACAAAAACTCAAACTAGTTTTATAGGATGTTTCAGAGGTTTTTCTGGAATACATGATATAAGACAGACACTAAAATCCGAAACTATTAATTTTACAAAAACATCTGCTGCTTCTCATATTTCTACGTTTGAAATATCTACAGTACAAAAAAATAATTCAAACTGGTTGGTAACATTGGTCGATCCGATTAATGTTTCTGTCAATGAAATTATTTACTTTGAAGATGCTGAATATACAACTGTTCCAACAAATCCGTTAATTTCTAGAGGAGTACCTGCAAAAGTAATAATTGTAAATTCTCAACAGCAACTTATAGTAGAATCGTCTATTGATATTTCTGACAAAGTAAAAGTAGTTAAATCAATCGCAGTTCAAAATTTAAATTTAATTTTTTATCAAGAACTTTTTAAAAAATTTAAATCTCAATTTTTACCTGGATTTGAAAATAGAAATTTTGTCTCTCAAGTACAAATTCAAAATATTTTATCAAGAGCTATTGATTTTTATACGACAAAGGGAACTGATACCTCATTTAAATTGCTTTTTAGTGCTCTTTTTGGTAAAGAAATATCTATAATTAAACCACAAGAATATCTTCTTCGTCCATCTGACAATAATTATTTTGTAACTAGAAATATTTTAGTAGAGCCTATTAAAAATTATAACATTGATTTATCAACAATAAAAGGGAAAACTATATTTCAAGGTGTAAATGGACTAGAAGCAAGTGCTTCTATATATTCATTAGAATTTAGACCATTCAATGATAAAAATTTATATGAAATATATTTAGATGGAACTTCATTTGTAAATAATTTTAAATCAACGAAAAAAACAAATATATCAAAAGATGTATCAATTGGGTCAAATAATATATTTGTAGATTCAACCATAGGATTTCCATCTTCTGGAAAATTATTAGTAAAAACAAAAAATGCTACAGATCCAGTTGTAATTACATATACTGATAAAACCAATAATCAATTCCTGGGAGTATCTGGAATTATATTTAATTTAAATTTTGGAGATGAAATATATGAAGAAAGATTTGTTTATGTTTATCAAGATGATGGTTCTAAATTAGAATTTAGACTAATTAATGTAATTGGGGAAA